GGCGATGTACAACTGGCTGGGCTACATCATGCAGCACCTGCAGAATAAAGACCTGCTGGTGGTGGTGCCCACGCTGGAGCTGCGCGACCGATCGTTCAACCCGCGCCTGGCCAAGATGCTGGACGAATCGCAGGTGCTGGCCGAGCTGGTATCGAAGGCCAGCCGCAACAAGAGCAACCGCGGCGACCTGCTGGAATACGGCGCGCGGGCGCGGATCATCAAGGCCGGATCGAATTCGCCGGATTCGCTGCGCTCGGACCATCTGCCGTATGTGATCTGCGACGAGGTCGATGCCTTTCCGTGGGACGTGGGCGGCGAGGGCGATCCGATGACGCTGATCGAAAACCGCCAGCGCACCTATTCGCGGGCAAAGACCTACCTGGTCAGCACGCCGACGCAGGCCGGCGCCTCGCGCATCGATTCGCAGTACCAGCGCAGCGACCGGCGCCGCTACCATGTGCCGTGCCCGCATTGCGGCGAGCTGCAGCACCTGGAGTTTGGCGGCAAGGACAAGCCGCACGGCCTGAAATGGCGCACCGCGCCGCATGCCGAAGGCGAGGACGCCAACAGCGTGCCGCAGGTCACCGCCGCCTGGTACGTCTGCCGCGAATGCGGCGCCGAGATCGACGAAGGCCACAAAGCCGACATGCTGGCCGCCGGGCGCTGGATTGCCGAGCGGCCCGGCATTCGTCACCATCGCGGCTACCACCTGAACGCGCTGTACGCGCCGGTCGGCCTCGGGCTGAATTGGCGCGCGGTGGCGCAGAAGTGGCTCTCCAGCCAGGGCGACACCGCCGAGCTGAAGGGCTTTGTGAATACCTACCTGGGCGAGCCGTGGAAGGAACGCGGCGACAGCATTGAGGACATCAGCCTGATTTCGCGCCTCGAGGATTATGAGCGCGAGGCGCTGCCGCTCGCGCTGGTCAGCGCCGGCGTGGACGTGCAGAAGGACCGCATCGAGGCGTCAATCGTCGGTTGGGGAGCGGGCGAGGAAGCCTGGCTGCTCGACCATATCATCGTCGATGGCGACACGGCGCGACCCGAGGTGTGGCTGGACCTCGACGCCGCGCTGGTCGATGCCGGCGTGCAGGTCGCGGCCATCGATGCCGGCTTCAACACCTCGATGGTCTATGCCTTCGTCGAGAAACGCCGCTGGGCAATGGCGGTCAAGGGCGTCACCGGCCTGCACCGGCCGTTGATCGAGGACCCGAAGCGCCGCCTGCAGCGCCTGCGCCAGCGGCGTAAGAAAGGCCAGCCGGTCGAGCCGCTGGGTGTCGACCAGGGCAAGGCGCTGATCTACGCTCGGGCCAAGCTGATGACGCCGGGGCCGGGCTACATCCACTTCCGCCGCGACGCCGCCTTCGACGACGAATACTTCGCCCAGCTCGCCGCCGAGAAGCTGGTGACCAAGATCAAGGGCACCCGCCCGTTCCAGGAATGGGTACAGACCCGGCCGCGCAACGAGGCGCTCGATTGCCTGGTGTATGCGCTGGCCGCCTGCCGGCTGTCGGGCAAGGCGCTGGTGGTGGTGCCGGCGGCAAAAGTCGGCGCCGGCGATACGGCGGGCGCATCTGACCCGCTGGCCGGTGCGGTGGTTGCGGCCCAGCGCAAGGCGCGGCGGGGTAATTTTGTGAAAGGATGGAAAGCATGAGCACCTGGTTCTCCGAGTACCGCGTCCGCACCCTGGCCGAACACATTGCGCCGCGGATCGCGCCGAAAGTTGAGGCGGCGATTCTGGCCTGCATCCGGGCTGAGCTGCCGGGCATGCTGATGGATGAGTTGCGCAAGGACATCCCCGAATTCACGCCGAAGCGATCGGTGGCGCTGCGGCGCGACCGGGACAACCTGATCCGCGCACGCTTTACCGGGCGCAACGCGGCGGAATTGTCCGGGCAGTTCGGGATCTCGATCAAGCAGGTCCTGCGGATCGCGCGCGGCAGCAAATAGCCGGGACATTCTCCCCCTGAAAATGTCTATGTAGTCTCGGCACAGTGGCAGCATGACTGCCCCTGTTCCCACCACTGAGCCGGCCTCCGTTGTTGCCGGCGACACCCTGACCTGGAAGCGCACGCTGGCCGATTATCCGGCCGGCACCTGGACGCTCAAGTACCGGCTGATCAACAGCGCCGGTAAATTCGACATCACGGCGACAGCCGACGGCACCGATCACCTGGTCACCGTCAGCAGCACCACGTCCGCTACCTACACGGCCGGCGATTATGCGTGGACCGCCTGGGTCGAAAAGACCGGCGAGCGGGTCACCGTCGGCAGCGGCACGATCACCGTCAAGCCGAACATCGCGGCGCTTACTACGCTGGATGGGCGCACCGATGCGGCCAAGATCCTCGATCAGCTTAACGCCGCTTATATCGCCTACACGGCAAGCAACGGCCATGTGGCTGAGTACGAAATCGCCGGGCGGCGCATGAAATACCGCAGTGCCGCCGAAATCCTGACGCAGATCAACTTCTGGGAGGCCCGCGTGGCATCCGAAAAACGCGCTGAACGCATCGCCGCCGGCCTTGGCGGAGGAAACAAAGTGCTGGTGCGATTCTGATGCGCTGGCTGGATCGCCTGCTTGGCCGCGCGCAGCCCTCCACCGCCCTGGGCATGCCGCGCCGCGCCGAGGCGCTGATCAAGGCGACGCGCAATTTCGAGGCGGCCATGGCGGATCGTCTCACTGCCAGCTGGCGTTCCCCGGCCATGACGGCTAACGAGGAAATCAAGGGTGCGCTGGAAGCCACGCGCAACCGCGCCCGCGACCTGGCCAAGAACAACGAATTCGCGCGCAAGTACCTGGGGTTGGTGGCCGCCAATGTGGTCGGGCCGTCCGGCTTTGCGCTGCAGTGCCTGGCCTCCGAGGGTGGCAAGCCGGACACCGTGGCGCGCAACCTGATCGAATCAGCCTTTGTCAAATGGGGCCGGCGCGGCAGCTGCGAGATCAGCGGGCGGTATTCCTTCATCGATGTGCAGCGCGCCGTGATCGAAACCTGGGCGCGCGATGGCGAGGCGCTGGTGCTGCAACTGATCGGTCGCGCCGCCGGAAACCCGTATGGCTACGCGCTGCGGATGCTTGAGGTCGAGCGCCTGCCGGTGCAGTATTCGAAGGAGCTGAAAAGCGGCGTGCAGGCGGTGATGGGGGTCGAGGTCGATGACATGAATCGGCCGCTGGCCTACTGGCTCAACCTGGGGCGCCTTACCGGCAGCGGCTATGCCACGCAGGCCACGCTGACGCGGGTGCCGGCCGACCAGGTGCTGCATGTCTACAAGCCGTACCGGCCCGAGCAGGTGCGCGGTTTTCCGTCGATGCACGCGGTGATTGCCGGCCTCAAGATGCTGGACGGGTACGAGGAAGCGGCCATTGTCGCCGCCCGCACCGGCGCGGCGAAGATGGGATTCTTCACCAATGCCGACGGCGACGCCTCGGCGCTGGGCGACGACAAGGACGAAAACGGCAATTTCATCACCGACGCCGATCCGGGCACCTTCAACGTGTTGCCCAAGGGCTACGACTTCAAGAGCTTTGACCCGGACTACCCGCACGCCAACTATCAGGCGTTTATGAAGACGCGGCTGCGTTCGATCGCATCGGGCCTGGGCGTCACTTATCACGGCCTGGCCAATGACTTGGAGGGCGTGAATTTCAGCAGCATCAGGAGCGGCACGCTGGAAGAGCGCGACGCCTGGATGGTGCTGCAAAGCTGGTTTTCCGAATCCTTCATGAGGCCGGTGTATCGGGAGTGGTTGTTGCAGGCGCTGACGCAGGGGCAGATCGCCTTCCCCAGCGGGTCGGCACTGCCGATCCAGAAGTACGACAAGTTTGCCGAGCATGCCTGGCTGGGCCGGCGCTGGGGCTGGGTCGATCCGCTGAAAGACATCGAGGCCTCGCGCCTGGCGATCAAGACCGGCATTTCTAGTCCGCAGATGATCGCGGCGCAGGCCGGCGTCGATGTCGAGGACGTGATCGCCGCGATTGCCGACTTCGAACAGCTGGTGGCCGCCAGCGGTGTGACGCTGATCAATTACGCCGACACGGCGGCGCAGCAGACCGCTGGACATTTCCCCCCTGAAAATGTCCCGGCGGGCTAGGCAAAGTGCATCCATCGAAAAAGGACGCCCCATGAGCGAAGCCCCCGCAACCCGCAAGATCAAGACCGGCACCCTGCACCGCAGCGCGACGTTTGATCGCGCCGCCGTCAATGTCGAGGCGCGCACGGTCGAGCTGGCGTTCTCCAGCGAGGAGCCCTATACGCGCTACTTCGGCACGGAGATTCTCGATCACCAGAAAAAAAGCATCCGGCTCGATCGCCTGAAAAGCGGCGGCCCGTTGCTGCTTGAGCATTGCCCCGACGACATCATCGGCGTGGTGGAAAGTGTGGACGTCGGCCCGGATCGCGTCGGACGCGCCGTGGTGCGTTTCGGAAAAAACGCCGCTGCCGAGGAAGCCTTCATCGACGTGCAGGATGGCATTCGCCGCAATGTATCCGTTGGCTACCGAGTGCACAAGATGATCCTCGAATCCGAGGGCGTCGACGGCGCCGATTCCACCTACCGCGTTACCGACTGGGAGCCTCTTGAGGTTTCCATTGTCGCCGTGCCCGCCGATGCCTCTGTCGGCATCGGTCGCGGCGATGAATCCGCAGAATTTGACACCGAAATCGAGGGCGAGGCAACCGCAGACGATGCGGCGGCGCAGCCCGCAGCAGCCCCCTCTGACCTTTTTACAAGGAGCATTCAAACCATGAACACCGCCACCGATCCCGCCGTTCTCGAAGCCCAATACCGCGCCGATGCCGTCAAGGCCGAGCGCACCCGCACCGCCGACATCGCCGCCCTGGGCGAAGCGCATGCCAAGCGTGGCGGCGACAAACTCGCTATGCAGTACATCCGCGACGGCAAGAGTGTTGATGAGTTCCGCGCCGCGCTGCTCGATCTGGCGGCACAAGCCGCGCAGACCGACACGCTCGATCTGAACGAGCGTGAGGTCAAGCAGTATTCCTATGTCCGCGCCATCGCCGCCGCCCTGGCGCGCGCCGAAGGCCAGAACGTCTCCGGCTTCGAGGTTGAAATCAGTCAGGAAATCGAACGCCACATGCCGCACGGCGCCAAGCGCAACGGCGGCATCTTCGTGCCGCTGTCCTTGCAGCGCACGGCGATCTCCGAAGCCCTCTACAACACTAGCGGAAAGGGCGCCTCGACCGTCTTCACGCAGGCCGGCGAATTCATCGATATGCTGCGAAATCAGTCTGTCGCCGTGGCCCTGGGCGCCCGTGTCATGTCCGGCCTGACCGGCCCGGTCAGCTTCCCGTCGCAGACCGCCGGCGTCACCGCCTACTGGATGCCTGAAAACGACGGCACCGACGCCACCGCCAGCAATGCCACGCTCTCCAGCGTGAGCCTGTCGCCGAAGACGCTGCAGAGCACGACGTCCGTGTCGCGCCAGTTGATGGCGCAGGCCAGCATCGATGTGGAGAACTTCATCCGCGCCGACATGGCCGCCGCGCACGCGCTGGCCTGGGACGTGGCGGTGATGCACGGCACCGGCAGCAACAACCAGCCCACCGGCATCTACACCGCCAGCAACGTCAACGCGGTTGCCATGGGCGGCGTGCCGACCTTCGGCAAACTGGTCGACATGGTTACGGAAGTCCTCAAGGACAACGCCCTGGCCGGGTCCCTGGCCTTCGCCACCACGCCCGGCATGGCCGGCAAGCTGGCGCAGACGGTGGTGGCGGCCTCGACCGACACCCGCATGATCTGGGCGGGTGCGTTGGATAACGGCACCCTCGCCGGCTACAAGGCGGTCGCTACCAATCAGGTGTCGGCGGTTCTTGGCGGCGGCTCAGAGCATGGCTTGATCTTCGCCAACTGGGCCGACGCCATGATCGGCATGTGGGGTGCGCTGGAAATCGTGGTCGATCCGTATGCCAAGAAGAAGCAGGGCATGATCGAAGTGACCAGCTTCCAGCTCTGCGACGTGGCCCTGCGCCATGTCGGCAGCTTCTGCAAGGCCACCGGCGCGACCATCGCCTGAGTGTTGTCATGACCTGCGTCCGCTTCCTTCGCGGCACGGCCCTGGGCGGCGTCGGCAACGATGCCGCCCCCGGCGAGATCCGCGACCTGCCCGCTGCGCAGGCCGCGCAGCTCATCGCGCTGGGCCGCGCCGAATCGGCACCGGCCGCGCCCGCTGCTCCCGCCGTGCCGCCAGCGCCGACTATTAGCGCGCCGGCTGCCTCGGCCTCGAAGCCCCCAAAGAAAGGCAAATAAGCCATGGACATCATCGGCGATTCGACACTCACCACCCTGCAGGCTCCGGCCAGCATTACTGCCGACGGCAATACCGCCGGCATCGACTGCCGCAACCTGATCGGCCAGGGTGCCCTCCTGCTCACCGGCTACAACGTCGCCGGCACCAACCCGACGCTCGCCGTTAAGCTGCAGGGCGCGCAGGACACCGACGTGGTAACCAGCGTCACACCTGGCAGCAATACCGGCACCGGCACCTGCACGCAGGTCTATGGCGGCCCGGATGCCGTCGCGGAAAACATCACCGTCACCGTCAAGGCTGGCGCAACCACCGCCAGCGTGGTCGGCTCGGTCAGCGGCGCCATGGCGGATGCCACTATCGGCACCCTGTACCAGTCGGCGATATGCGAATTCATGTTAACGCAAGGTAACGCCGCTTTCGTCCAGAACGACAGCTTCGTGATAGTCACCACGGCACGCACCTATGCTGATGTCTCCGGCGGCGCCTTCACCGGCTTGACCACCGTCGCCTCGATCCAGAAGAGGGCGTTGGATTTTGACAAGTTGCCGCGCTACCTGCGCGTCAACTACGACATCGGCGGCACCGTCAGCCCGGAATACGTGGTGGCGGTGGCCGCTCAGAGCGCCACGAACTAAATGGCCTTCGCCGAAGACCTCACCCCCTTCTTCGCCGACTTCGGCGTCGACGCCACGATCGGCGCCGCCACCGTGCGCGGCATCTTCGACAACGACTTCATCACCTCCATGGGGCTTGTCGCCGGCACCGGCCCGGTGCTGCTCTGCGCCAGCGCCTCCGTGTCCGCCGTCACCCAGGGCGCCAGCGTCACCATCGCCAGCATCGGCTACACCGTCACCGGCATCGAGCCCGACGGCACCGGCATGACGCTGCTGCGGATGCAGGAAGCCTGA